TATAGAGGCAGAAGGTTTCCAAGCCATATGTTCTAGCTGTCATGAAATTAAATGTGATGAAGAAAGATCCATAGCAACTGCGCGTAGACGTAAGGAGAAAGAAGATGGATAATTATAAAGGTTATAGCCTATTTAATGATGTACATGATGAGGAGTTGCAGCAACGTAACCGGGCAGTTGTTATGTCTAACATCTATGAAGACCACATTGATGGTCAGAAGGTTAATCAACGAGGAGGGACGCTCATCTTTGGTTATTTAGATAAGATAGAGGTAGCTCAACGTAAAGCTCTTGTAGAAGAGTTTCACAAACAGATGGGCCTTCGTGGGTATAAGTAAGTACCCCCCTAATAAACAGGAGACAGTAAATGAAGCATCTAGTTCTTCCAGACAAACAGATTAAAGATGGGGTAGACATGTCTCATCTCCTTAATATTGGTAGGCTAATTGTAGATGAGAAGCCAGACCGTATCATCGACTTAGGAGATCACTTTGATATGCCTTCTCTTAGCTCTTATGACAAAGGACGTAAGACAGCAGAGGGGCGTAGGGTACACCACGACCTCATGGCAGGTTGGGGAGCTATGGGCATTCTATTTGGGGATATGATTGAATACAACCAAAAGAGGGCTACGAATAAGAAGAAGCAATATAAGCCTGACATGCACTTCTGTCTAGGTAATCATGAGCATCGTCTTTATCGACACATCGAAGCTAATGCAGAACTTGATGGTATATTAGACTACCCAGGAGGTTTTAAGTTAGAGAACTGGGGTTGGAAGGTACATGAGTTTCGTAAGCCAGTTACACTAGACGGTGTAAGTTATGCTCACTACTTCTACAATGTTAATTCAGGAACTCCTTATGGAGGTACTTGCCACACTAAGCTACGCAATATTGGTCATTCTTTTGTTCAAGGACACCAACAAGGTCTTGACCTAGCCACCCGTACAACGAATCTAGGGGAGACCCAGTGGGGTATTACAGCAGGGAGTTGTTACACTCATGAGGAGGAGTATAGAGGTCCTCAGGCACAGGAACACTGGAGAGGTGTGCTGCTTCTTGACAATGCAGAAGAGGGTAACTTTGAACCTCGTCCTATTAGCCTTAAGAGTTTGGAGAAGAAGTATGGGAATCCTCCGGGTAGATAGTGAAGGTATTCCTACCTTAATTCAAAGCATGACTGTTCAATACGATTACTCTGTACTCGTCACCTTGATGAACGGAGTGTATTGTAAGGTGGAAGCTGATATGGTACCTTCTTATGGCAAGTTCGATGAGGCATACTACTCAGATTTAGAGAGTAAGTTACTGAACGAAAGCCCTTGGAAGGAATTATTGATGAAGTACTATAAGAAGAAGGTGAAGCGTGGAAGTTAAAATAGTAGAGGAGGCGGGTTATGAACCAGCTATTAGGGGAATGTCTTATAGTTTTAAGGACAGATCCCTCCCTGTAGAGGAGTGGTGGGAGAAGCAGAAGTGGGGGGCAGAGAAGAGAGCCCCTCGTCTAGCCAAGATGGGTGGGGGACATAATGACTTCCTAAAGCAAATTATGGTGTGGATTGATATAGAAGCTCCTCGCTATTGGTGGAGTGAGATGGACACCTATCACTTTGTATGGAAGAACAGCGAAAGCACCATGCACACCTTGAAGAAGAGACAGCTCACTGTTGAAGATTTTGAAGAGGGGCATGTAAGACAGATAGCACTTGTTAACGAGTTGTTAGCCAATGATACCCCTCCCTCTATCGAGACGCTAAAAGGAGTAATACCTGAGGGATACCTCCAAAGACGTATGTGTACCACTAACTACCTAGCTCTTCGTAACATCATTGCTCAGAGACATGACCATAGGCTTCCTCAATGGCAAGTATTCTGTGAGGCTGTTAAAGAGCAGGTAGCACATCCTGAACTTCTCTCATGATAGGACCTACTGGTTACATCCGAGACCAGATTGATATCCTCTATCGAATACTAAAGAGAGAAGTTAAACCCTGTAACAAGTGTTCTTCCTTCTGTCAAGATAGGGTGTTGCCCCCTGAAGAGGCAGATAAGGAGAACCAAGAGATATTAAAGGATTGGTGATATGGTAGGACCTAAAGGTTACCATGTAGATGATGAAGGGGTCCTTCTTCTAGATGAGAATGGACAGTGGATTGATAACGATGTTTGCCTATGCTTCGCTCATAGTGCTAGTGAGTGTTGTTGTGGGGCATGGGGGATAGAGGATTATGGACAACACTAAACCTCACCTACGTTATAAACAGAAAGACCTGTGGGTTATTAACTGTGGGTACTGTAAACGGTGGTGGAGTATTGAGTTAGGAGACCTAGAAGAGGACAGCAAACTGGCCCTTACATGTACTTGGTGTGCTAACAGAAACATAACTATAAGGAATAACTAATGGAACCAATTTATTTACTAATGATTCTTATCTGGAGTATAGGTCTTATGCATATTTACGGTAAGATGTATGTCGTTTTCAAAGTGAGTAGCAGTAGATGGGACTTTCTAGACATCTTCCTTCCCATCATCGGATGGCCTTTCATTTTAGGAGTAAGCAATGGGTGATGCTATGAGCGAAGATGAGCAGGATCGTGAAGAGAATAAGGAGGTTGGTGATGGCTTCAACTTCAAACAACACTCGAAAGATCTAGTTGACCAACACTGGATGTATATAAAAGGTCTTTTAGAAGCAGCAGAAGGGAACCGGGACCTACGTGAAATAGAGTTCCACTATAAGACTGCTTTCCACCATGGACTGAAACACAGTATAGAAATCGCTGAGATATATAATGTCAAATGGGAGGATATTAAATGAGAGAACTCAAAGAGTATTTTACAGCTCGATATGTAAGAGCTAAGGTAGTAGACCAACACTTCTACTTGTCAGGAGAGCTTGGACCTCCTGAGAATTACACAGACCTTATTGAGACACTTAAGGTTGCTGCACCTGAGGATGTTATTTACCTACACCTCAATGGCCCAGGAGGAGACTTAAGTACTGCCATTCAAATCATCCATGCTACTAATCAGAGTGATGGAGTTGTAGTAGGGTGTGCAGAAGGGAATGTATATAGTGCTTATAGCGCCATCTTCTTCTCTTGTCATACTTTCCAGATTGGAGACCTAGCTTCTTTCATGTTACACGATGCTCACCACATCATTGGAGGTAAGGTTAGTGAGACAGTAGTTCAGGCTGATCATTCATCAGAGCTGGTTAGGAAAGTAGCTAAACAAGCTTATGGAAAGTTCCTAACTAAGAAGGAGATGAAGAAGCTTCTTAAGGGAAAAGATATGTATATGTTTGCTGATGAAGTGGTGGAACGTATTACTAAGGCAGCTAAGAAAGAGGAGAAGCGTATTGAGTCTTGAGAAACTAAAAACACCTGAGTACAGTGCTTTCATCCATCGTAGTAGATATGCTAGATGGGATAATAACCTTAAACGTAGAGAGACATGGGAGGAGACTACAGACCGTCTAAAGGACTATTGGATAGGTAAGTACCCAGAACATCAAGAGTCCATTACAGAGGCTGTAGGGGCTGTGTATGGCACAGAGCTTGTACCTTCTATGCGTACCTTGATGACAGCAGGACCTGCTCTTGACAGAGACAATGTAGCAGGGTTTAATTGTGCTTATGCAGCAGTAGACAATCCTCGTGTGTTTGATGAGACATGCTATATCTTAATGTGTGGCACAGGTCTTGGATTCAGTGTAGAGCGACAGTACATTGCAAAGCTACCTACCATCTCTGAGAATATGTATGAGACAGATACAACTATCAAAGTGTCTGACAGTAAGATTGGATGGTCTAAAGCTTTCAAAGAACTAATCTCTCTTCTCTACTCAGGGCAAGTTCCTTCATGGGATGTTAGTAAGGTGAGACCAGCAGGAGCAAAGCTTAAAACCTTTGGAGGTCGAGCATCAGGACCAGCGCCTCTTGTAGACCTATTTAACTTCACTACGGAGTTGTTTAAGAATGCAAGTGGAAGAAAGCTCAACTCTTTGGAATGCCATGACCTCATGTGTAAGATTGCAGAGATTGTGGTGGTGGGTGGTGTACGTCGTAGTGCTCTTATATCCCTTAGCAATCTCTCTGATCCTCGTATGCGGGATGCTAAACATGGACAGTGGTGGACAGAGAATCCTCAACGTGCTCTAGCTAACAACTCTGTATGTTACACAGAGAAGCCAGACATAGGCATCTTCATGGAGGAATGGAAAGCTCTCTATGACAGCAAGAGTGGGGAGCGAGGTATCTTCAATCGTGAGGCAGCTAACAAGCTTATGCCTGAACGAAGAGAACGTAGAGACGATATTGGATGTAACCCATGTTCTGAGATAGCACTACGCTCTAAGCAGTTCTGTAATCTGACAGAGGTTATTGTACGTCCTGAAGATACACTGGAGACACTCAAGCGGAAGGTACGGTTAGCAGCCATCCTAGGTACCCTACAAGCCACGATGACAGACTTCAGGTACCTATCTAGCGCTTGGAAGAGAAACACTGAAGAGGAAGCTCTCCTTGGCGTAAGTCTTACAGGTATTATGGACCATCCTGTGTTGAGTGGTAGCGAGGGAGATTATTTCTACGAAGGCTTCTTTAACGAGGTCGGAGATTATGAAGGGGAGGCTCCTTTAACACTAAAACAA